TAAATTACTATAACCTTCTAAATTATTTACCTTGCATAATTCTTTAAGTTGATCTACTGTCATACTGCTATAATCAACAGTTTCTTGTTGCTGCCCTTGCTTCCCCAAAATATTTTCTTCGTCCTTAAGAACAGTAAAACCTTCGGAAATAAGCTTTTTAGCTTTTTCCAAAGAGTCAACTATTCTATGGACATTAAATCTCTTTAGTTCTATCATTTAACGTCACCCTTTCAATTAAGAATTAGCTTGTACTAAGTTTGCATAACAAGCTACTAACTTGTTATCCATTACCCAAATATCGTGATATTTTCTGTAAGCTATTTTCCATGCGTCGGCATCTTGGTTAATAGTTGGGTCAATTATTTTTGGTGCTTCTTGTTTACTAATTGCAATAGGTGCTGTTCTAGGCATAATTAACCAGTTAACGTCTTTTGCTGTTGAAGCTGGTGTGAATCCTCCTGTTGTTTGACCAGTTGTTGCACCATCATTGAATACATATGCTGTTTTAAGTCTTGCACTTGGGACTGGTAATAACGGAACTCCATCTATTGAACTTACTTGAGTTTCAATCGCTGTATCTCCATTTTCAATTATAAACGCAACTTTTTCTAAACCTATACCTCTAGTTCCCATTTCTAAAAGGCTTAATACCGTTCTTGAAATGTTAACTACAAAATCCGCATCTCCAATATTATTTCTAATAGCGTCAAGGTCTCCTTTAAGGGTTCCTAAAACTGTATCCGCTGTAGCTGTTGTAGGTGCAAAACCGAAACTTGCTTGTCCTGCTGTAATAAATTGAGTCGCTAAACTTGAATATCTATAAGCATCAATTTCCGGTGCAACTTGTGTTCTTTGGAACTCACTCATAATTGTCCCGGCTGTTAAACCGAAATTAGTTTCGTCAACGTCTTGACTGTCAATCATAAAACTTCTTGATCTGTCTTGTGTTAAAGTTTTAGTTTCGTATCCAAAAGTAACAGAACCACCAGTATATCCTTGTGATCTATCATAATTTCCTAATCCATCCATACTTAATTTAGGGATTTTTATTGTATTACCACCATTGTAGATAACTTGTCCTGCATTTGCTTCCATCCATCCACTTGTAGCTGCTGCTACCATTTGCTTGTCTAGTGCTTTTTGAAAGAGCGTTGCATATTGAATAGTGTTAATTGCCATAATTTAATTCCTCCTTATTATTTAAGACCAAAAGCACCATTTATTTGCTTCTCCAATTGTGAAGCTTTTTCTGCATCACTTCCCGGAGGGGTATATTGCCCTGCTTTCAATCTATCTTCTACTTCTTTTTGAACTTTTTTATTTACTGTTTTGGTGTTTGCATCTAAGTACAAATCAATGTTTGCCTTAGTAACTGTTTCATCATTACTGATTAATAAATCAATAATTCTAGGATCAACTTCTTGATCTCTAAGCTCGTCTTTTAATTTAGACTTCTGTTCTGAAATTTTTCTTTGTTGTTGTTCTTCTTCAAACTTTCTAGTTAAATCTTCTATTTGCAATTGCTCCGGTGTTTTGTTTGGGTTTTTCTTTAGCATTTCTGCTTGAACAATTTTGTCTAAATTATTGCTTTTCCATGTGTCCAATGCTGAATTGAAATGAGTATCCTTTGCTGAATCTAGAAAAGATTTAAAGTCCGGATCGGTTAATTTCCCTTTGAAAGCTTCTAAAGTTAAGCCACTATTTTTAAGTGCCTTTACAAAATCACTTTCTGATAAGACTTCATCAACTGAATCTTCATCACCAATATTTTCAATAAGTTTTAGTAATTCTGTTTTATTCATATAATTCTCCTATCCCCTAGACCACCATACGTGCCCTAGAACATGAATTTTTTATTTTATAATGCGATTACACCTTATACACAAAGATTGTCCACAAAATGGTTGAGCCTGTTTAACGCCTATTGCTTAAAGACATAAAAATAAGCCTTATTACTAAGACTTTAGAGTTTTGTTTAATTCTTTCAACTGTGGTAGAATTTTGTTGAAAGGGGATGTTATTTATGACTGATGAGCAAAAAAAACAAATATCTCATGACTTAGCTTTACTAGCTGCCAAAGAATTTGTTGAGACCAATAGACCAGAATACCAAGTTATGGGTTTTCAAAAATGCATATCTGATTTATTGGCAAATTATCAAGACGCATATCATGAAATTATGAAAAAATTAGATTAAATTTTTGTCAATTGATATTCTGCTAAGTAACTCCTTTGCTGAACTAATTGTTATTGTCTTCAAAATTTCAACAATTAGTTCAGCTCTGTCTAATTCTTCTGGATTGAATAATGATAAGCCTTATTTCTAAGACTTAATTATTTTTCATTCTTTCCCAATACATCCCTCTCAATTCTATCTTCAACTCTTCTGTTCATCCACATTAAAGCTTCTTCAATATGGGTTAATGCACACGCATTTTCTCTACTTGAAAATGGGCCAGACTGAAAAGACTTTAATCTGTCTCTTACTATTTCTAGTAAATCAGTATCAATTACACCATGAATTGAACCTTCTTCTTTTCTTGGACCTTTTTGAAATTGAATCCCTGCAAGAACATGAGTCTCTTTAGGTTTTCCTACTGGAAATAATTCATATTCAATTTTATATTTATGATGTGCGCCTCCTGGACCTTCTTCATCTGTTGAAAATACGTGGTTTAGTTTTTCTCTTTTTTGAATTGTACTTGATTCTTTCATTATTTTAATTCCTCCTTATTTAATACCTTTAAATGCAGTTTGTAATAAGAAACCTAACAACATCCGTATCTTATCCTTAATCTTATCCATGCAACACTCTGCACCTATTTCCTCACTATAATTAGCTTTATCTACACATGCTGAACTTTCAATAATTTCAAAACCATTTGCGAGAACTACTCTTACCAATGTTGTTTTATCTCCTATAGTAGACACATACTTTTCTTTAATAAAATCCTCAACCATTTCCTGTCCTATTGATACGCCACTAGGTAAATTTTTATTTTCACTAACTTTCAAATTATTCTTTTCAAATTGTTCCTTAGGACACCATGAAATATAATCATCTGAGTATTTCACCATATATCCTTCTGTTTTAGGATTTTCATTTTCTGGAATAGTCCAACCTTTGAATTTATTATAATCTCCTAAATTCATTTCTTTTGCTTCTACTAATTTTGTTCCAATATACTTATCCATTTATACATTCCTCCTAAATTTACACATAAAAATAAGCCTATAACGTTAGACTCTCACGAGATTAATTAGATCACCTTAACCTCTCTCAATGTTGATTAGATTTTAGCCAGTACTCTCTATGAATTTTAAATCTTTAGCAGAGATATCTTTTTTACTTGCATAGCTTTTGCTTCGCGCCCTGTGCGTATGAACAAAATAACCATCATCATCTTTCCCCACACCGACACCATACTTCTTACCATTCTTAGAAATAGATTTTTGTAAATTAAACTCTGGATGTTTATTAGCTTTCTTCAGCATAGAATCCCTCCCTAATTTTAGGCATAATAAAAGCACCTACTAATTTTACTTAAGTAAGTGCCAATTTATTGATTATTCTTTTGGTATAAAATTTCATCATACAATTTATATAATTTTAAACCTAACTCATTTACCTTTTGCTGATTATCCATACCATGAAGAACTATCTCGTCATTTATCAATAATTGAACTTCTTGCACATCTTCATCTTTTATAACAAAAGTTACTTTCTCATTATCTTCATTTAAATCCTGTAGATATTCCAAAGTATCTACTACATTATTCTTTAAAATATCGAAAATACTCTTATTTAATTTAAATTTCACAAGAACCCCTCCTTAATTTTTATTGTGGATTAACTTGAATTAAAAGTCCAGTGTTTGGATTTATTGATACTATACATTTTTCAGTAATAAATTTTATGCTATCTGGATCATTTTTCCTAGTTCGTATACTTCCATTTTGAATGGCATCTTTAATATGATTTATTTCAACTCCGCTTCTAGGTCTACCAGTATGAGGATCTTCTGTTGTCCCCAATGCCCTTTCTATAAAATGTTTACTCTGTCCAGTTATTTTAATTCCATTTGATGTTGTTAATCCTACTATTTTATTTTCAATTAAATTTTTATATTTTTTGTAATCATCAAAAGAATTAAATGCTGATATCATATTATTTGATCTTGATTTTACATAGTCTTTTAGTAAATCCCACTCATTACTATTATTATACTTTAACTTTTGGAAATCTGCCAATGTTTTAGGCATTTCTTTTCCTAAAATATTTTTATATTTCTCATATAATTTATTGTCAGATGATTTATTTTTAATCATTTTTTCATTGGCAAGTCTTTCAGGATTATTTTCTACATAATTTTTATGCCATTCTTGATAACTTTGCCAATCAATATTCTGCTTAGTTTCATTATCAAGTCGCATTTTAGGCCGCCAATCCTTATCGGGTAAATTCACAAGCACTGACCTGCAATTAGGATGTAATGGCGGAATTGGTTTATCAGGATCATCTACAGCATAAACCTTTCCGTCATGTTCACGACATATTTGGCTTGTCCTAATATCTAAGGTGGCCATAAACATTTGGTATTTTATATCATGCTCTTGTGCCCAAATCTCATTAGCGTCAGATTGAACTCTAGTTATTTCTGTATTTACTAATCTGCTTGCATTAGTAGCATTAACGTTATATTTAGTTTTAATAACATTTTCAATATCATTTACATTGATATCACCTTTTAAGAACTTTTTAACTTGTAGTTTTAAATCCTTGGCAATAGCATTTTTATTTGCATATATTCTATCAGACCACAGTTCACTTTTTAGTTTCTTATTTACAACTTCATCTAGCTGTTTATCATCTAACTGAGTTATATTAAAATCCTTACCTAAGCTATAAATATAATTATTGGTATCATATTTATCATTAGCAACATCAGTTAATATTCCTTTAGTGGCTTCAGTTTCATTTTTAAGTTCTGATTTAATCTTTTCTGTTATTAAATCACTTAATTGTGAATATAATTTTGCTTTTTCTGCTGCATTAAGAGATAAAACATTATTTGATATATTGTAGGATAATAATATCTTTGCTATTTGGGTTAAAATTTCATCCCTGTTACTCTTTTGGTCCTTTAAAATATCATTTATTTTACTTTCATTTTGATTATAAATTTCTTGAGCAAATTCTAGGGACCTATCACTAAAGAATTGTTGGCCTTTCGTAAGTTTACTCATGATTATTTACCTTAACATTGCCTGTAGTGGGATTAATATCATCTTTATTGCTATTTGTATCGATATTATCTAAATTAGTTTCTAGCATTGCTTCTTGCTGCTCCCTTTTAGCTTTTTGGGCTTCTAGATTTGGATTTTCAACGAAACTTAACAGAGATAATGCTGTTTCCAATGATAATTTATCCCCTAATTGCTGAATGATCTGAGAGTTTGTTAAATCGTCTTGAGGAATATTCGGTGTGAATTTAACCTTAATATCTTTCCAATCAAGATTAGTCCCTTTTAATGTGTTCCACCACGTAAATAAAGCCTTTAATCTGACTCTTATACAATCAGTTAAGGCTCTTTGATTAAGTTTACATTTTTCTTCAAGCGATATAAGCCTTGATCTCAAGCTTACGCCGCTTAAATTACTATGCAACTTTTCATTATGATTAATATGTTGAGAAATTTGGTACATCTTATCTTCTAAAGTTTGTAAATTTTCTTGAATAAAGCTACTATCAAGTTTTTTGATCAACCATTCAAACTTTGCATTGGCATCTGTTGAGTTAAGAATACCTTTTTTCTTCATTTGGGCTGCTGTAGGTTCATCTAATTCTGCTCCTGCAACTACTAAATAAGCATTTCTAAAATCACTAATTTCATTGGTTAAGTCTGATAAGTTGGTTTCATACGCATCTTGCAATCCTTTGATATCATTCCAAAGTGTATCATAAATTCCATCATCCCAAATTCCTGTATCAACTAAACCGCACCAGTGATGTTCTTCAAGTCCTAATCTAGCAACACCTACTGGAACAAAACCAAATACGTTAGGCTGAACATCTTCCGCTTCTTCATATTCTTCACCGACTTTATAATGTTTTATATCTTCTTTGGTATAAACGTCAATCCAAGTTACGTCTTCTTCACCTCTTACTACATATTCCCTGCCAAAGCCTACTATTTCATTATTTTCTCTAATAAGAAATCCTTCAAGTGGAGAAATTACCTTGCTTTTAAATTCCCCATCATCATTTATATAGAAAAGTTCAAATGCTCGATTAAATTTAAGCATGGTTTTCATTAACTCAATATCATGTTGAGTACTTAGATTTTGAAAATTATCATCTATAACCTTTATAATTTCTCCATCGCCACTTTTAGATATATAGTTAATGTCATTTCCAACTGAATAACTGACTTCTTCTTTAACAAATTTCTTTAAGAAATTAACTCCAACCTTCAAATTTGATCTTTCATCTAATTCCTTATATCCTCTAGAGGCTTCAGTAAAACCATTGTAATAATATTCTATTTCCAAGTATCTATTTCTATTTGCTAAAAATATATCATGGTATCTCTGCACTAATGCATTATCCATTATAGTTTCACCTCCTAAATTCCTAATAATTTTCTATCTAATAAAGTTATTTTACTTACAACTTTTATTTCTTTTAATGCATTCTGTAATTCTGCGATAGCATCAATAGCATCATCATGCAACGTATATAATTGCCCTTGAAAGTCTTTAATTTGATCTACAACTTCCTTACAGTCTTTGCAATCTTGATTTAATATGATCTGGCCATTGTTTACTGGATCGATAACAGTACTAATTTTTTCATCTTTATTTCTTCTTTGCATTTCATTGATAAACTCATATCTTTTAAACTTAAGTTTTGGATGCTTAGCAATCAATTCTTTGATTTTTGTAACATCTGCCCCCTGATATGTGTTTTTTTCTATCTTAATATGTGTTATATCATCATGTTTTTCTAACATTTCAATGACTTTATTACAGTATTCAGTATATTCAAGCCTTTTCATGATAAAATCACGAACATAAGTGAATCCATTTGTAGCTTCCGAACCCGCACCGATAAATGTATAGTCACTTTTCTTAGTAGTAGTTGAAGCTGGATCCACAATAAGCATAGTTTTAGTAAAAGTATATTCCTCAATCTCAGCACTTGGTCTTGTAGAAACAGATTTAAACCATTTTTCACCTATACTTGTGGCATCATTCATCAACTCAGACATAAAAGCTATACGATTTTCCCAATATTTAATGGCTAAATCATTAAAGCAATCCCATTTTTCAGGCCACCAGGTTTCAAATTTCATTTCTTCTTTGTGGTCCTCATAGAATTGCTTTGCTTTCTCTTTTCTTTCATCTTTATTAAGTTTTTCATTAAAATAAATCTCTTTACATTGGAGCCATAGTTCACTTTCAAATATACTCTCAACAGTTTGTTCAGCTTCGAGAATTATAGCACGTCTTAAAATAGTATAATAATCACCATTTCTACTTAATCTACTCATAAGGCAATCAATATGCAATATAGTCAATTTGTTATCCATAAGGCTTTTTATCCCTATGTTCTTATAGTTTCCTATAAGTTCGGCGTACATTTTCAACCAAAAGGCTGTCGAATACTCTTGGAGGGATTATATTTATTCACCCTCTACGCTCTACGGTGTTCTTTAGCCTTTCGTAATCTAAAGAATTACCTCGGTATTAGCATACATTATTTATAAATTTATAGAATTGTTCTTTAGTGTTATTCCCATATCTATATATTTTGTGAAATTCTACATGACACTCTTTACATAAAGTAACTCCATTTTCTACTTTATATCTATCTTCCTTAAATTCACTAAACCCATTTAAGTGATGTGCGTTCATTTCCTTACCTTTTACACCACATATACAACAAGTATATCTATCTCTTTTGAATACATTTTTAAACCATCTTCTATAGTTATATTCGCTATGTCGGCTTTCATTTTCTTTTCTTTCTTCTTCCGATAAATTTGGATTATATCTTGGGTTGCCTTCTTTCATCCATCTTTCCTTTTCACATTGAGGACACCTATACCCACTTTTAAAAGAATTGAACTCTGCTATATATTCATGTCCTTTATAACATCTCATTTTTATTTTATCGTGCATTTTATGATAACCCATATCATCTACTAAAGCATACCCATATTCTTTCAAATATTCTTCAATACTGTGCACTGTATACTTAGCTTTTTTAATCCTAGAGCATTTATCGCATCTGTATTCACCATTTAATTCGTTACTTCTTGTATATGTAGAATATCTAGTCTTTTTTTCTTCCCCACATATATCGCATTTAACAATAACATCTAAACTAGCTCTCGGTTTTAAATCTGTAACGTTTATAATAAATTTTTCACCCATTTTAGTAAATTTATAATCTTTATCAATGAAATATTTTTTATTCGCTCCACACCAAACCATTTCTATTTTTTTACTGATCAACATTTGACAACCCCCCCCTAAAATACTACATTTTAACTATACCACATTTTGAGTGTTTTATCAAATATTATTCATTAATTATAAATATTGCTTAGCCTTCACCGATTTTACTCGATTTTACATCGGCACTATTCTACCGATAGCAATAATCTTGGTAGCGGCTTTAACTTTTACACCTTTTCTATAAACTGCTTTATCTCCAACCTCTTCAATTTCCTTAGTCCATTTAGAATATTGTTTATCTCTTGCTGCATCAGTAAGGATATTCTTTTCATCTTGAAAGTCATCACCAATAAATACTGTTGGTCTTATTCCTCCCCAATTGGCTCCTCTGACAGATGTTCCAGAACCAACGGTTTTAATATAGGTTCCATTAGTAAACTCAACCTCATTCGCATTAACAGTATATCTTTCGCCATTTACCTTCATTGCCTTAATATCTATTAATTTACCAAAGCATTTAATTATTTTTTCATTTTCATTAAATACTTTCTTAATAGAATCAAGGAATTGAGTTGCATCTGTATCAGTTTTAGCACCAAGTAGAGTAAATAGAGATTTTTTATAACAATGCAACCACACACTAACAGCCATATCAAATATAGTAGTCTTTGCATATCCTCTTGGTTCTATAATCGCAGCTTTGTCTCTTTTATCTTCTACAAATATCTCATTTGCAATATCCCATAACTCATAATGGCCTTTTGAAAGTTGTCTAGCTACATTAGTGTCTTTAACTACAAAAGTATCACTCATGAAGTATAAACAAAAGAATTCTATATCAATTTCGCTTAAAGCTTTTGCTAATTTGTCAAGATCAGAATTATTATTTTTAAGTAGAGCTATAGCAGTATCTTCATCATAATGTTTAGTTAAATAATTTTTTAATAAATATATCTCATATTTAATTTCTGTATCAAATTGTTTATTGTCAAAATATATCATGCTGCTATAACACCACCTTTCTATATGAATTTAAAATTTCTGTATCAAATTGTTTATTGTCAAAATATATCATGCTGCTATAACACCACCTTTCTATATGAATTTAAAATTTTAGGATATTTTGTTGCATGATAAAAGCACCTACATTTGTAAGTGCTTAGTTATAGATACTCTATTTCTATATTTACTAATTCTATTTCCTCACTACCTAATGGTAAATTCGGGATTTCATTTTTTCTATATTGCTTTCTAATTAAATCAGCTCTAGTCGAATCATCTGAATAATTACCATCATCATATAAATATATTGCTACTTCTTCTTCTAAATAATCTGGGATTATATCTTCAATGTTATATTGCTTATCTTTATATTCAAATAACATTTTTACTAATGTTTTATTCATTCTCATATACCAACCTTTTCACTATACTCTTTAGCATATCTGTAATAAGTTGGTTTAGTCATTTCTAAAAGTTTCATACATTCAGTAGGTTTAATTTCACCATCTAAAACTCTTTTATAGGCCTTAGAGAATTTTTCAAAATCTAATGCTCTTGGTCTTCCATAATCATCCCATTCACCCCTGGCCTTTTTTGCTGAAATTCCTTCGCGTTGTCTTTTTTCTTTTTTTTCTAATTCAGCTTGAGCAAAGGATGCGTACATTTCAACTAACATATTATTAATTGTTTCCATCATCATCTTGGCCATGTTATTATCTTTAAAAGTAGCATAATCAGTTAATGTTGTTGGAATTTCTAAAACCATCAGCCTTATACCTTTATCTTTAAGTATAGAAATCTCTTTTAGAGTAAGTTGCTTATTTCTACCAAGTCTATCTAATTCAGTAACAATTAAAGCTATTTCTTCTATTGGATTAGCTTGTTTTATTAAATCCATATCTTCAATTAGCTTTTTATAATTAGGTCTATCAAAATTCTTGCCAGTACATTGATCTGTATAAATCTTATTTATCAATGTAATTCCTTCCTTAGCAATGAACTCATTTATTTCTGTAAGGCCTCTATCTAAATGTTGGTCTGTAGTAGATGTTCTATGATATGCAAAATATAACATGTTGACCACTCTCCTTCGATTTAAAAATATAATAAAATTTTATGGAGCCTAGCGACGATAAAAATGAAGGTTCATAATTAGAACCTACCCCCACCGGTTTTCTTCATACTCTTATTATATCTTTATAGTCTCATAATGTCAACACTTATTTTTGATACCTTTTATTAATATTTAATAGGTTGCAAACCCATTGAATACGTTGCTATATCAATAGTATCATTAGGTATACTTTTCGATACTATCATTTGGCAAGTGGAATCACATTGTCTTCTTTGATCTCATTCAACATATCATCTATATTTACATCAGTATTCTTGCCTATAGTATCTATATTAGTCTGTTCTATCTTAGTTGTAGTATTGCCTAAGATACGATTAATGAGGTACTGGTTGGCATCTAACCTTACCTTCTCACTAGCATCCTTATCGTTGGCTATATCTAATATGTTCTTAACTGCTTGACCTAATTTATTAACCAATAGGCTATTGGCTTCATCAATTATCCCAGATTGAAATTCATGTGAACACTTGTCAAGCTCCGCCTTAAATTCTTGATTGTTCTTCCACTTATAAATAACTCTAGATGTGCAACCAATTTTATCTGCAATCTCTTGTATAATCATAGTTCCAACTGATAAGTATTCTATACATTCCTTTTGTTGTTGAGTTAACATTATATATTCACCTCTCATTCATATGTTCATATTGTTTGAACTATTATATTTATATTATTATTTAGTTTTTACCTATCTCTTATCCCTACTGTTAAATTATATTTATCTCCTTAAGTACTTCTACCTTTTAAAATAAAAGCTTTATATAAGCTAATATTATGCATTAAAATAGACACCTACTATTTAATAAGTAAGTGCCCTTTGCTTTCTTCTATAATACAATAATAGCATGTATTTTCACTGTAAAATCGTTCAATAACTGTTTTGTAACTGTTATATAACTGTTATTGAACTGTACTGTTTTATGGATATATTAATTCACTAAGCTTGTCTACTATCTTATTTCTTAATTTGGTGCAATAGTCTTTATCAAATCCCAACTTATTGCCTATCTCTATCCATTGTTTTTTATCTTTACTGAAATATCTTAGCTCAACTAATTTTAATTCATCACTTGGTAACCGATCTAATGCTCCATCAATCTTAGTTTTTAAATCTACATTGTATTTTCTCTTTGCTTTTAGATTTTGTATTTGCTCTGGAATTCTTTCTTCCCTTTTAATAGATTCATTTTCAACACATGAACTAAATGCATTAGTTGGACTTGGTCTTTGTTCCCATGATACACCTGCACATGATATGTCATTTTCTAAATTATCTATGTCAATATCTATATTTTTAATTTTTATATCCAAACTTTTATAATTATATAGAGTATACTCTGTTTTCTTAAACTTATTTTCTTCCACTTATTATTCCCTCCTAATGTAAATTATCAATACAAGCTCCTACTTCTTCTAATTTTTCAATATCTATTATTGCAACATGAGTTGGATACATTTCATATTTATCATTCATTAACTTTGTTATAAAATTAGTTCCATAACAGAAATTCTGTTTATCCAAGGCTCTTTCTATTGCAATTGGTTGAGATTCAAACATTTCTATATCTTTATACTTTTCTCTCAATACTTTATATGTTTTTCTTATATCAATTGAAAGAGATCCTTTCGTTCTATCAATTTTATAATACATTTCATCAAATAATAATCCATCACCTGATAATTCATTTATATAATTAAATAGAGCAATTACATCTATTTCTCTTTTAGCAATTAAAACTGGTCTTGGTATTCTTTCTTTAAGAGCTTGTACTTCCATTTGAAGTTGTCCAATTTTTCTATATGCTTTATCTTGGATTTTAAGTAATTCATATTTGTAATTATTTTCTACATTTATGAAATACTTTCTTGCTTCTTTACCCTTTTCATTATTTTCTACCATAGCTAATTCTTTAGCAACATCTGCTATTACTATATAATCATATTCATTTTGTCCTCTGTTGCACTGTACTAAAATTTTAGTATAGTCCATACTTTCTTCAAACTCATACTTATTTATTCTATTAGTGATCCAATCGTTAAATTTACTGTTTACATTTAAAAACTCATGTAATTCTCTAGCACTAACTAATTTT